ACAGGCTTGCTAGGCAGGTTGCTCAAGAAGAAGTTAGCTTCTGCAAGAGCTTGTCCTACGTCACCTCCAAATCGTGCGAAGTGGTAGTAACCAACTGGCACAGAGGAGTCAGCCTGAGCTTGTCTAACCTCTGACAGGTAGGTAGTGTGCTCACTTACCTTAATGATTGTCTTGTTAGTCCCTGCTTGCTGTGTCATAGCTGTTAGGTCTGCTGGTTGGTAAGCTGATACGTCTAAGAAGTATTCGTCCTTCTTAAGTCCCGGAGCTCCGTTTACGAAGCCTCGTCCACTACCAGAGCTCGTCTGTGTAGCTTGGTTAGCTTGTCCACCAACACCCGGTTTAAGACGGAAGGCTGTATCAAAAGTAGCTTCATAAGGAAGTCTTACAAGAGAAGTAACTCCTCCTCTATCTAAGCTACTATCTGGTCCTTGGTTTTGTCCTAAGAACATACCATACACACCGTCAATATCACTGTCAAAGATAGCTACATGGGAGTAGGGAGTCCAAGGGTGCTCTTTGAAAAACACAAGGTCACCCGGTTGCAACATACTTACTTCATCAAAGTAGTTCAAGATACCATTACTATGACGGTGTATCCAGATGTCCTTTACAAAACCAGAGTCAGTACAGTTAGCGTAAGGCACTCCATTTTCTATACAAAACTGTGCATATAAATCGAAGCACTGGAAAAGGTAATATCCGTCTACATCATAGCCATTACCAAGCGTTTTGTTCTTAAAATCTTGGTAACTAATTGCCATTACTGCTCTCCTTGTTTGTTTTCTGCTTCTTCCTGAGTTTTCGCATAGTTATTACTTGAGATACCAAGAACCACACCTGCAAACACAGTGAGAGCGGAAATAGTACCAATAATAGTAGATGGGTCAAACTTGTAGATACCTCCTAACGCAGTTAACAAAGCGATAAATGCTGGGATAACTACAGTGATAATTCGTTTAGCAATGTCATATTGTTTATTCGTTAGGTTCATTTACTTCTTCCTCTTTCTTATGGTAAAGTTCGTCGTCTAACTCATGAATGTAGTGATTTCCATTCAAAAGATAGTATGCAGTGATAATCTCACGTGTTAAATGGTACTTCTGTTCCCAAGTAAACTCATGAGAATTATATATTTGTAAGTATTCATTACGAAGGGCTGAGCGCTTATTGCTTCTAGCCATTTCTTCCTGAGCCTCTTGATGGGCTACTGACTCTTTTGTCTTCTGTGTTAACTTAGTCACAAGGAAGGTACATAACGTTGTGATTACTAGGGTCACAGAGGTTATAACTTCTTGTCTACTAAGAATATTATCAATCCATTGGTTATTCATGATTACCCCTTAGGACTAGCTTCTAGTTGTACAAAAGGAAGTCCTTTAGAGATTTTAGAGAGGAGCACATTTCCTACATTGTCTACTTCAAGTTTTTCTTCTTTATAGAAAAAATCATGAGTAGCAGGGTCAAAAAGTAGGTAAAGTTGGTAATCCTTTATAGGAGAGCGTTTTTGGTTGAAAAAGCTGTCTAATACTAGTGTATCTGAGTCGCTAACTATGTCCCCATAAAAGTTTAACAGGAGAGGTACATCATCACCATTCCCTGTCACTATAAGGGGAGACGCCTTTTTAAGACCACCAAAATATACCTGTGCTGTATCCATTTCGATTTCAAAAAACGAGTCTAAAAATAAGTTAAACTTATCAATTACCAAACTGTCTTCTGATGTTAATATATCCTCACTAATATTTCCCCCAACATAAACATTTACAACTTTATCTGACATTTATTACTCCTTAATCAATCTTCCCAAAATGTAAAATGGCTAATTTATTATCAACTGACTCATAAGGCTCAGAGAACGAACCATCTGAATTAAGCTGAGTAAACTGACCTCCACCAGCCTTTACATGTGTATAGCCATTTGCCTGAATAAAATCTTTATAAAGGTTGCCCGGCTGGTCATCACTTCGTGTGAACTGTTTAGGGTCAATCACAAGAGGATTAGCCATTGGCGTATCACTCTTGAAGTGCACTGGGTGGTCATTATGACCTTCCTTTTCTTTCACATAGGCACGGATAGTGCCATTTGTGTAATACTCAGGTAGTGCGTTCTGCTTAGGTTCTTTTCCACTGTTGGGAACTACTTTAATGTTATCCCCACACCCTCCTGAGTTAGCAGGGCAAGTAGCCTTGGGGATAGGCTTATATCCTGTGTAAGTATTGTAAACTACTCCACACAGCTGGTCTTCTTTTGGTAGCTTATACGCCATGTTTCCTCCTTATGTCCAACGAGCTCTTCTGTCCGTTGCTTTGTTTCCTGTCTTAAGCGGTGGTAGCTTAGGTTTTGGAAGCTCAAATTTTGGTAGTGTGGGTTTAGTCACATTAGGTGCGGTAGGCAAAGGCTCACCCTCCTTAATGTGCCCCATCACTTCATCAAGCTGAGGCTTCATTCCATTGTAGATACTACTCATCTGAGCTATATAAGCTCCTAGACCGACAGCCGCATAGTCATACTTAGCCACAGGTCTGAATAGTCCCCTTGTGAAGCTTTCAATATCATATTTGTTGTTTGCGTGATATAATGCGTCTGCTCCTCCAATACGGTCTGAAATGAGGTTACAGTGGTCTTCAAAGTAATCTTTGAGACTTGCAAACTTCATATAGTAACCGCCTTCTGCCCGTGGAGCTCCTTGTGACACTATTACACCAGACTCACGTTGGGGGTTTCCTGTCCATGTAAGACCTCCCCAGTTATTCTCAGGACCTGCATAGGTAGCTCCGGGAGATTGTCCCCAGTTAGTTTCCAGATAGGTCTGACAGATAAACCCGGGAAGCCAAATACCATACTTGGCACAGGCGGAAGCCATTGCACTTATCTTATCCTTGGTAAGTACATATCCTCCATAGGAAATGTCTCCACCATCATAGTTAGCAGTACCAGAAGGCAAGTCATTAGTCACAGAAGCGCCCTTCTTAGTTGTTACCACTATGTCAAGGTCTTCTCTACGTTTGGCACAGGATTTACGGATATAACCTGCTGAGCCGTCCCAGCGGTCAATCTTTATCCAGTCACCGTCTTCCAGCCCTGTGTACTTGGAACATTGGAAAGTCTTTTCAATAAACTCACCGTCTTTTTCCTTTAGTACCTCAGTCTCATCACAGGTGACCTCCCAGAATTGATATGTTCTGGATTTTGTCTTAGTAGTATCATTACCTGAAATAGTTCCCGGCTGATTACCAGAAGATTGTCCCCCTGCTGAGTACCCTTCTTGGTTATAAAACCTCACAATGTGTGTAGGGTTCAAAGGTAACAAATTAAAGGTATGCTCAGTTACAGGATTCCATGCAGGGTGATTTTGGTCTATACAGGTAGCGCTTGTCTGGTCGCCATGACCGTAAAAGGCTACGTGACCTGCTGAGTTATAAGGCACAGGACCAAAGATAATCATATCACCAGTCTCTAGCTGACCATCATAAGTCTTAACAAGAGCTAGTCTGTAAAGCTGAGGGTTATCATATACGATAGTGGCGGCAACTGGACCTACAAGCCGAGTTCCAAAGAAACTGGCAACGTAATTAGCCAAATCGTAGCATTGCCAGTTCCCTCCCGGACCTCCTCCAGAGCCGTCAAAGTCGTAATGCTCTCCAAGTTTATCTTTGCATATATCGTAGCAATTCCTAACCATAATTATACACCATTATTGTCTTTCAGTAAACTTTCACACAAAGCAAAAAGTTCCGAAGTTGGAAAGTATAGATAACCATAATCAGCCACTGAATAGTCATCAACAGGGCAATAAATTACATTGTTATCATTGCATATACTTATAGCTACTGACTTTTTAACATCATAATTTAAGAAAGCTAAAGTATCATAGCAACCATTTCTTAAAATATATTCTGCTAAAAATAAATCCCTATCTTCTATCAGGCTCAGCATTACTTTCTGGATAGTAGTTCTTATTAAGTATATGTACTCTAGTCTACTCAAAGACAACCTCCATCATCATAAGTACCTGTTGTACTTTCTTCTCTTCCCTGTATATCTCACTCTTTAACTTCATGTTATCAATCACAGCGGTGTAGTCCTGTGGGTGAGCCTCTAGGTGCTGTTCCACCTTGAACTGCTTAACCTTTAGCCTATCTAACCTCTCTGTGTAGTGTTTGTGTTTGTTATATAAATCCTTAAAATCGTACATATTAGTTTATGTGACTAAATTTCAAATAAAGGCGCAATGTCACTGTTGCGTCTCCTAGTGCTTTCACAGAGAATATCTTTTCTCCGGGGCTATACAGG